TCCTGATCCGCAACATCGCCATGGTATTCGACTACCATTTGCGCCATAAAGAAACCAAAGCCAAATACTCACAAACCGTATAAACAGAAATGGAAAAGATGATATATTGACCTGTCAATTATTAAAATAAGTTAATTTCTTATGCTCCTGTTTTTAATAGGTATTTAGTTATTGCATTTTCAACAGAAACGACAAGGAACGGCTGTTTTTACAGCCGTTTTTTTGTATAAATTCGTTAAACCGTCTGATGTCGCGCTTTATCAAACGGCTTTTTAGTTTTGTGTATATAAAATGCGATTTTTGCCAATTTCCGCATTAGTGCAACGATGATTATCATCTTAGGCTTTTTTGCCGCTTCCAAATTTCTAACAAGTTGAGGAAATGCATTCATACGGTAGGCAACAAGGGCAGGCATGAACAAGGCGCGTTTTAATTGCCGGTGTCCGTATATGCTCAATCTGCCTTTTTTATAGACACTTGTCCCTGATTGTTCAATTTTTGGACTTAGACCGGCAAAGGCTACAAATTTATTCGCTGTTTCAAAATTCTTATCTGTCAGGTGTCTTAGTAGGATCACTGCGGTTTCTTTTCCTATTGCCGGTATGGTTTGTAGGTTTTGATATTCGATATTTAGGCTTTCTTTCTGCTTTATCATGACTTCTATCCGCTTTGATGTCTGATCTATTTTTTCTTCAAGTAGTTCTATGATTGCTTCATGGGTTGATTTTATGTAGATGTCTTTTGCGGTATGCAACCTGTTTTGTGTTTCTTTTTGCTGTTCCTTGAGTTGTTGTAGAAGATTTATCAGTTTGTAGAGTGTTGGATTTTCAGACGGCCTAAAAGATGTCAGTTTGTCTAAATGGCGGTTTGCAAATTCGGCGATAAGTTTTGAATCCGCTTTGTCTGTTTTGGTATGGCTGAACTGACTTTTTGCGTATTCTTTTATTTTCAAGGGATTAATTACATAAACGGTATAGAGTGCGCTTAAATATTCAGCCGCCTGTTCGTAGTAAATACCCGTTGCTTCCATACTTATGGCAATTTTTCTAATTCGTTTTGTTTTTATCCAATTAATCAGATTCTCAAATCCGTCTGTACTATTGGATATTTTTATATAGTCTTTGCTTCCTTTAGTTGTAATCAACGTTGCGTCTATGGTGTCTTTTGATACGTCCAACCCTATTACATTCATTTCATTTTCCTTATTTATTCAGCCTGTAATGGCTATGATGATATTCAATCTTTAAGGTAATTGGACGGTTCGGCATATCTTTTCCTCAGTTTTTAACTCTGGTCGTTATACTGTCTAAACCGCCCAGGCTTTTGTTTTGCGCTTAAACAAAAACCTGTAAACCGTCTTAATTAAAACGATTTACAGGTTTCAATTTAATTTACCCAATATCAAAAAGGCGGGTGTTCCCGCACCCCATTGATATTTATTTAACCGTTGATTCCGCTTAGGCTACATCAACAATTAAATAAATATCTCTTAACTGCCGACCTTTGCACCGTTTTGGAATCCTGTTGTTTCGCCTGCTTCAACATAGCCGTCATACATCAGGTTTTGAGGGCTTTTACCGCCCATTGTAAGCACTTGTCCATTTTCAGGCGTGTATGCTGTCTGCGGTGCTGTTTGTGGCTGTTGTACGGTGTGCTGTTCATCCTTATAGGGATTGAAAGGCAGGCCATTTTTGACGTAATCCTTGCACATGGCTTTAGTAACTTCTTTCAGCGGCGTGCCTTGGGCGCTATAACAAGTACAGCCACTGTTACCACCTTCAACGCAACCGGCGATATATTCAAAGGTTTTAACTTGTCTAACATTGTCATAAATGGGTTTACTTTCAGGTTTTTCGGCAAGAGTAGGTACAAAATCATCAGGCTTTAAACTACTAGTCGTAGTCGGTTGAGACGGTGTACTACTTTCTGACTTTGTGGCTTCATCTGTTGTATCTGATGGTGCCAATGCCGTCGTTTGTTGTTTTTCCTCTTGGTTAAATCGTTTACTCATACCATTAATGGTATAAACGGCAAAACCAATTAATAAAGGTAAAAACAAGGCTACGAATATAAGACTTTTGGGGATACGTCTTTTAGGCTTAGTATGGACTTCAGCGGATTTGTACATACCAAAAGATTTTTTAGGTACTACAAACGTTCTTTCTATTGCCCGAGCGATATTCACACTACTGTCAGGCTGATCTACACATTCATTCCATTCATAGAGTTTTCGTCCTACAGGCTTAATCGATACATGCATATGCCTTTGAACAAGCTTTCTTACGAAACTATCAAGAAAACTTGGATGTTGCGTGATTAAGACGATATCTAAGCCATGATGTCGATGTAATGCTAAAGCTTCTATAAAAGTAGGTACTTTTGAAGCGGCGGAACGTGTACCCATCAGCCTTTGCGCTTCGTCTATGATGACGAGCGAGCCATAAGGAAGGAAGTCTTGAAACGGTTTCTCTTTAATTTGTTCATCTGTAAGTTCTTCATGTTCTATCTTCAATTCAGGGATACCGTTTACAAAGAGAGGGCGTTTTTTCTTTACACCGTCTTTATCAGTAAAATGTGTATAGCTTTCGTCTGTCATCAACATATTGACGATAGAGCTAGTCTTGCCGCTACCTGGTACGCCAGTTTGTAAAATAATCATTTAGCTTTTCCCCCTGGAATAAATGACAGTTTGCTAATACTTTGCATGGCAACGTTGAATGCAAATGCACCGAATATCAGACCTAATGCATGGCCGAAACCTGCCATCATGACAATTTGAAGTATGTCTGACGGCATTGAGTTGAACTGATTTTTTACGTAGTCTTTTATAAAACCTAATCCAACTGTAAAACCTGTATAAGTTACAAAACTAATGCCAAGGGCAATAAATACTTTTGCAACAATATAGGTTAATAGTCTTTGTAATATGGCGAAAAACGCAGCTTTCATGCTTTAGTCCTTTCTACTTGAAAACATGATATATGCTGCTGCTACCGCAGCGATACCAATCACAAGGAATCGGATCATTTCGGCAAAATTACAAATCATGTCATATTTAAATTCCATGGTTATGCCCAAATAGGTTGCAGTTCTTGGAGCAGGGCAAACACCATTATCGGGTAGGAAGAAATCAGGGCTAAATGTTGTATCGTTATTTGTATGAGGAATTTTGAAAGGTTCTTCTTGTTCCTCTACATCGCCTTTTTCTGAACAAGCTAATATGTCAGGGAAAATATTACAGAGTAATCCTTTGGATTCTTCTTTCTTGTCATCTTTTTTATCTTCTTTTCTTTTATCTTTATCAGATGGATCATCATCAGAATCAGGTTTATCATCCGGACTTTTATCAGGCTTATCATCTGAATCGGGTTTATCATCAGGTTTTTTATCGGGCTTTCCATCAGGATTAGGCGCAGGATCTGGATCAGGCTTTGTATTGGGTGCTTCAGATCCGCCCGGTGTCAAATCAGGACGTTGAGTAGTTGCGACTTCTGCCGTTGTGTTGCCGTTGGAGTCTTTGCCGAAAGTTATGGTAATTTGAACCGGTGTGCCGTTTTCGGGAGTGACAGGGCCAATGGTTACGACTGTTCCGGCAGGGACTGATACTTTTTCGTTATATTCTGGTTTGCCTGTTCCTTCGACAAAGGGCGTTGGATTTCCGTCAATTGAAGGGGTAGCGATTTGTAGGAATTTATCTTGTGTCAGAACTTCTGTATCTCTCATGTATAAAGTAAATGAAAATGGACTTCTAGTGTCGCTACCTCTTTTAACTGTACAATTGCCACCATTCAAATTAAATTGACATCCGTCTAAAAAAAAGTATTGCCAAAATTTTGATTTATCTTTGTTATCTAGTTCATGCTTTTGTTTTTCCCAAAAAGGTTCCGCAAGTTTTTCCATTTGGCTCTTCATAAGTTGTTCTGCTTCTCTTCTGCTTGTACCACCTTTTTTATAAGCACTTAAAACAGAACTATCAACGCCATAACATGCGGTTTTTTGCAATCTTCCATCTCTATCTTGGGTAACAATACAGTTTCTCGCTGGCCATTCTTTTAAAAATTCTTCGCTGACTTCATTCCATATGTAGCCCTCTGATTCCAAAGGAGACTTAACGGCTTGATAAGCTTCGTAAGCAAAATAAGCAGCTGTACCCCAACCGCTAAGACGAGATCCTAATGCTGCACCTCTTTTTACAAGGCCAAATGCGCCTGAAAGGACTCTTTGGCGTGAGACGGTTGCTTCAACGGTTGCGCCGATTCGGGAAGCCGATGAAGCTCCGGTAGATGTTTCGATAACTCTTGCTGATGTGGTTGTGGATGTGCCGTAGCTGTTGAGATTGATTTTAGAAAAAAGACGCCTCTCCAAATCACTTTTATATTCAGTTTCTAATACAACTTTTGAGCTAACTTGAAAGTTTTGTGCATTCGATAGACCACTCATAAAAAGCACACTCATTGTTAAAAAAGATAAAATTAAAATCTTCTTTTTCATTATTTTCGACCAATGACATTACATCGGTTAAAACCAAAACAGAATCATCTGGAAAACTCCATCTCCAATAAATTCCATTAGCCTTATTTTCAAAGTGGCATAAAGTGCAAAAAAGCTCAAATCCCTTTAATTCGGCTTCTTTACACATTAGAACCATAATTTCAGCCATCTTTAAGCCATAAAACTTACAGTTTTTATCCGACTTCAAATTAAAAATAGATTCGCTAAATGACATAATAAAGTCCTAACTTTCGTAACGGTTACAGAAAGTCGGGATTATATCGGCTCGTCATTTAAAAATCATCCAGCCCACCACGACCGGAACAAACACACCAAGATAAAAATAAAAATCCATCATAGTGCTACCTCAATTTCTGCCATATCAACCTGATACCCCAAACCGCTGCCATGATGGCAACTACTGACCAGCCTATATACGAACCGTCTTTCATGCTGTCTATCGGGTTACATTCTGGCAATTCAGCTTTTAAAATCTGCTCCCCATATTTCCAGCCAAACTTATTAAAATTAAGCTGATATAGCTTTCCGTCATCGCCAATTTTTGGAGGCACTAAACTGAAATAGACGTTTTCGGCATCCTGACGGGTTGCATAACAATTATTTCCGACTTGGTAGCCCATTATTAAATACTCATGTCAATTAGTATTCAGACGACCTTTAAGGGGTCGTCTGAAATATGCTTCAAATTAGCGCAATACGCGACGGATCAGCTGGATAGCGAAGATTGAAGCGATAATACCCAGTACGATGGCCGCAACGGATAACGCATCAGTTTTGGCAGTAGCAAGGTCGGTTTTAACGCTTTCAGGAACTTCAGCCCATGCTTGAGTAGCGAAAGCCAGAGGAGCTGCGGCAACAACGGCCAGTTTTGCGCCGTATTTACGGCAAGTGTTCATCAATTTCATGATGTTTTCCTTAACGAAATGTTTAAAAAAATGTGTTTGCGGGCTATGTGAAGGTATTAGAGACCGCCCGCCGAGCCTCTTAAACTTAATCTTCTTTTGTATAAAAACTGAAAATTAAAAATTCGCCGCCGATTTCTTCAATCGCCGAACTGAAAGCGTCTTCATAGCTTTCATATTGACCAGCAGATTTAATATTAGGCGTAAAGCCAATATCACCGAATGGATCGGGATAGATGAATTCATGATTTTCGAGTTCTTGAACAATAAATTTTTGCTGATACTTACTCATGATTCAGCCTTTCTTAGGCTTTGGGCGCTGCGCCTTTAACTTGGAAATCAAGCAATTTAGGAACAAGGCCTTTACCTGTTGACTCCATCGCTACGGTTACATCAACCGCGCATGGGAATTTAAGGTTTTTCAGTTTGTCGAAATTATGGCTATCGCCAAATTTCATGCTTGCTGCGGTAAAACCTACAGAATTACCGTTTGCCGGCATGGGACTGGCTACCAAAACTGTGCAAGAATCGATTTTGTTACCGTCGATTTCGCCTTTGAATTGTTTTGCTCCCAAGAGGGTTGCTGAATATGTGGTTACTTGGCTTTGCTCAAACATTTGAATTTCCTTTACTGTTTAAAAAATTTGAAATAATTTTCTCTTCGAGTTCGATGTCTTTAATGTGTTGTTTTTCCCTGTCTTGGGGGAATGCGGTTTCTTTCTCATCAAGCAAATCATCAAGTAATGTTTGCATGTTCAAATCATCAATTGCTTTTTGCTCTTCGTGTATATACTGAATCTTTTGTGTCTGATCTCTACAGTCGTATTGTTCAGGTTGTAAACCTTTGGGATAACCTTCAATGCCTTTTACAAGTTCATCGACGATTTTTGTATCATCCCAGCCTATATCGCGGAGGAAATTAACCATTTTTCCAACCTGATTACGCGCATGAAACAGTTTATGATCGAAAGATAGATTTACTGTTTCTGTCTTGGCATCCATCCGCTTGGATTCTGTTTTGAATATCGCCGTACATATCGGATAAGCACCACCAAGATACGAACCGGGATAAAGCAAAACATCTAAGGGGATTTCTATATCGCCTGCCCGAAATTCAGTTTCAAACCTGACCCATGGACTATTTACATCGCCAAATTGTTTTCCTTTCTCATAAACTCGAGTGAATTTAGAATTGCCGCGTTTACCTACATAAAATGTTTTGCCGCTACCATCATCATTGCGCCATGCAGTACCGCGGCATTCGCTTTTTGGCCTCATGTTATGAACGTCAAAATGACCGTTATCATGATCAAGTAATGCCTGATCGGGTGTGTATTCGCCGTTAAAAAAATCATGGGCCACATCAACACGGGTAATTTTTGGACGAATGCACTTACTTAAAAACTCATACAGTCGGTTTTCCCAACCGGGTATAGCAGCCTGACAACCTGTACCATTCAATTCAACCAGCATTGTTTCACGCTGACCGCCATAATGAACTTTTCCATATTCAACGTTATCCGGGCCTAGTTGGTAACAGCTTTTATAAAAAAACTTTCCTTTAAACGGTAGTTTTTGGGTAATGCCAAAACCTAAAATTTCTTCTAACAGCTCGCTATACTTCACAACAAATTCTGTATCTGAAACCAATCCTTTACCTGTTACTTTCGGCAAACTGTCTTCGTGAATTGTGAAAGTTATTTGGTCAATAAATGCGCCGTCATCCCTTCCTCTTCTTAACGGTATTTCAATGAATTTTCCTTTTCCATCCGATACGAAATGGCTGAAATATTCAAATTCGAAGTCTTGGTTCTCCGATTTTTCCGCACCCTTCGGATTAGGGGTTTTATTTTGCTCCCCCCCTATTAGCCTAGGGGGGCAGCCTTGGGCGGNNNGTCCGCTAACGCGGCCGCCATGTCTGCGCCTACCGCCACGGCTTTATCTTCCAAGGCTTTCACGGTTGCATTCCTTATCCATCAGTTCTTTTACAAACAATCTGCCGCATTCATACGCTTCGTTTTCGGTTTTTTGTTTCAAAGTCGGATTGCGGATAGGGAAACAAACTGTTTTGATGTATTGGGATTCGTTGTCTTTATCCCTGAACACTTTCAAGATGTATGCTTTCGGGAAAGATAAGGGTTCGGGATTGACGGTGTAGAAAATAAACATGATTAAGCCCCTTCACTGGCTAGAGTTAAGGGGCTTTACAAGAATTAAGAATATGCGCCCCTGATGGAACGCAATATATAAGGTCGTCTGAAAATTTTCAGACG